CTTCGGTTCCCTGATCGCGACTCCGCACACCGCGCAGTCGTACATCAAGGCCAGCCGTCGCTTCCTGTCGATGGGCACCGGCGCTGAGGCGTTCATCCGTCGCCGCATGGCGGAGGAGATCGCGCTGACGATGAACCAGTGGATCCTCAAGGGCACCGGCGCTGCGGGTCAGCCGACCGGCATCCTGAACACCACCGGGGTCAACGATCTCGCTGGTGCGGGCACCTGGACCGGCACTGGGGCCTACAAGGATCTCCTCGAGCTCGAGGGCCTGGTCGCCGAGGCCAACGGCCTCGAGGGCGCTGGCGCTCTTGGCTGGTGTCTCCACCCCCGCGCCATGCGGGCTCTTCGTCAGATGCAGGTGAACAACGGTGGCACCGACATCAATGTCGCCGCTCGCGTGTTCTCTGCCGCTGCCGAGCAGCAGATCCTGGGCTACAACTTCCGCACCTCGACCCAGCTCAACTCGGGCTCTGGCGGTGCGACCGGAGAGATCATCTTCGGCAACTGGGAGAAGGCGATCCTCGCTCAGTGGGGCAACCTCTCCGTCGAGGCTTCCAATGTCGCCGACGACGCTCTCAGCAAGCGCCAGACGCACATCGTGGCCTACATGGACATGGATGTGATCGTGACCCAGCCGGGCGCGTTCGCGATCGAGAATGGCATCGACCTTTCCGGCATCTGACCCTAGGAGGAACTAGAAATGTCTGACGGATTCTCCTCGAGCAAGTTTGCGAAGGCCCTCGATCCCGCTGATTACGCGATCGGAGCTGTTGGCGCTGGCGACACCATTGACTGTGCTGGCTACCAATACGCGGTCTTCGTCCTGGTGGTCGGCGATTGTGCTGGTACCTACACTCTCCAGATCGAGAGCGACAGCGACAGCGCGATGGGTTCGCCTGCCGATGTCTCCGGTGCCATCGCCGAGGTCATCGCTACCGACGACGACAGCACCAAGGTCGTCGCGGTGAAGTGCGAAGGCACCGAGCGTTACCTCCGCATCAAGGCTGACGCCGTTGCGGGTGGTGTCGTGGACCTGGCCGCTGTCTGCGTGCTGACCAACGGCATCAACACCAGCAACTACGCCTCGGCCCCCGACGCGGTGGTCTGAGCGTGACTGAGGGGGCCGGCGGGTTCTGACTCGAGCTCGCCGGCCCTCGCCCCACAACATCAACGGAGACGACCTACGATGCCTGAGACTCACTTCTACACCGTGAAGGCCGGATACGCCCTTCATGTCCCGAATGTTCAGCGCGAGAGCGCGAAGCTCTGGGCCAAGGCTGGCTGGGGCGTCGATCTCTCCGACCCTGAGCTCCGCGCCTTCGTCGAGGGCCAGTGGCACAAGCTCAAGAAGGTCGAGAGCCTGTCCGCGTGCAGCAGCATCGCGCCGACTCCTCGAGTCCTGCTCTCACGCATCGAGGCTGCCCAGCGTGCCGCTGCCGGCAAGCCCGCACCGACCAAGGTCGAAGCCGATGTGAAAGCGTCGGGCATCGACCTCGACACCCTGCCCGGAATCAAGGCGAAGCCGAAGCGCAAGGCGTCGCCGAAGCCCACGACTGAGGAAGAGGACTGATGGTTCGCCACGACTACATCGGAGACATCCGCACCGAGTACGCCAAGGACGCGAACGACGCGGTTCCGTTCCAGACCAATGGGATCGTCGCCGGCGATCACGAGACGCTGATCCTCGTCGCCACCTACTACGCTGCGACTGGGGACAAGGAGACGACTATCAAGATCCAAGAGAGCGACGACAAGCTCTCCTGGTCCGATGTGGCCGGGAGCTCTGTCGTCATCGCGACTTCCGGGCTCGCCACTGGCCGTCGGACTTGGATCGTCGAGCGTCGCAAGCACGGTCGCTATCTCCGAGCCGACTTCTCGACGACCAAATCCGCTCACTCGCTGACCGGCGTCTGGCTCAAGATGGGCGACAAGGTTCGCTCCACCGAGACGCAGGCCGACACGACCATCGTCTGATGACCTACCAGCACCGAATGGAGGCACCGATGTCTGCACAGCAAGTCACCGTCCGCAAGGGCTTCTGCCATGTCGTTGACGGGCAGACCTACAGCTACGGCTACATCTGCACGACCGACTCGCCGATCTACAAGGCGAACCCGGCGGCGTTCCTGCTGGCTCCGGCGCATCTGCTCGAGGCGAAGGCCGATGAGCCCGTGGTCGAGGAGCTGCCGCCGCTGCCGATCGAGGTCGCTGACGACGAGGAGGAGCTCGAGGTCTGATGCCCGCGCTCGAGGGAACGAAGCTCCAGGCCGTCGATCTGACGACCCTGGCAGAGGTCAAGCAGCTCATCGACGCCAGCGAGACGGACACCTCGCTGGACTCGCTGATCTCGTCGCTGATCGCGGAGGTCAGCGACCGCTGCACGCAATACCTCGGCTTCCACACCCTGAGCGCGGAGCGGACCGAGACTTACGAGGGCCGGCGCTTCGAGCGCGTGCTGACGCTCGACACGAGGCCGGTGACTGCGGTGTCGTCGCTCAAGTACCACGCGGACACCGACTTCACGAATGTCCAGCCCACCGCGACCGACGAGTATGTGGTTCACAGCCGGGGGGGCTGGATCCGCCTGCTCTTCGGTCCGGTCTTCAAGAACAACTATTTCCGCGTGACCTACACCGGCGGGCTCGGCGCTGACGCTGCTGCCGTCGTGTCTGGGTTCCCGGAGATCAGTCACGCCGCCGCGATGCAGGCGAAGTACCTGTTCCAGCGGCGCGACAGTCTGGGCGGCGATGTCCGGACGATGGCGGGCTCGACGGAGTTCCGCAGCGAGTATGGCCTCCAGTCGGAGGTCCGGGCCATCCTGGATCAGTACGCGAGGCGCGGTTGAACTTCCGAGCGCAAATCGACACCGAAGCTGCCCGTCGTGCGATTCAGCGTGCGCCGGGTCGCTTCCGTAGTAGGATCGAGGTCGCGCTCAAGGAGCACGGGCAGTTCTTCCAGGAGCGCATGGAGGCTCGCATGAGCCGCCCGTGGAGCGAATACAACCCGACCGATGTCCTGTCGCGTCGGAGCGGGGCGCTCATCAGCAGCCTCAACTCGAAGGTCGTCGGCAAGGAGCTCGACGGGCTCCAGCTCCAGGGCACGGTCGGCGACGGCCGCACCCGCAACTATGTCTTCGCCCAGGAATACGGCGCGGTCATCCGCCCGAAGCGTGCGAAGTACCTCACGATTCCGGCGTCGGGCAACTACACCGCCGGCGGCAGGGTCCGCTACGAGAGCCTCGGCGCTCTGATCTCGGCCAAGGGCGACCAGGTTATCAAGAAGGGCCTCGGCATCTTCCTCCGCACGGGCAAGAGCGAGCGCAGCGACAAGCCGATGTTCTGGCTGTCGAAGGGTCCGATCCGCATCCCGGATCGCCTCGGGTTCGGCGAGACTTGGCGCAGCAGTCGTCTCAACTCCGACCGTCGCCGGCGGATCAAGAACGCGGTGAACGACGCGGTGGCTGCTATCAACGGAGGGCGCTGATGCCTGACTACCAGCAGCCCATCGAGTTCCGGCCCGGGTGCATTCCGCCCGATGTCGCGATCGTCGAGGAGCTCGCGTCGTTCGTCGGCACGACGGTCGAGGCTGGCTTCTCCGGAGGCAAGGCGCTCTACAGCCGGAGCCGCGGCACGCACAGCTACTCGATCCCTGCCGCGACGCGGGGCGAGCGCGAGGAGATGCTCTACCTCTGGGGCAAGGCCCAGGGCGGCACGCGCTACATGACCTACCTCGCGCCTGGAGAGCAGGAGCCGATCAAGGTCAGGTTCCGGAACCTCGAGACGCGGGCGCAGGCTGACGGGCTCTGGTCGATCGAGGTCGAGCTCGAGGAGGCGCTCTGATGGCGTACCCGAGCGACGGCGATCCGATCAAGCACGATGTCCTCGAGGCGCTGCGTGCGAACATGGAGGCGATCGAGCCTCCGTCGTACCACCACGATGTCCGTCGTGCGGAGGTCTTCGGCGGCCAGGAGATCCAGCTCGGGCGCTCGCTGCCGGCCATCGTGATCGTCCCGGAGAAGGATCAGGTGGACAAGTACCTGACCTGCCAGCGCATCCAGAATGTGATGGATGTGACGGTCTACGGAGCGGTGCGCGTGATCCCGGGCTCGACGGCCTGGCGCAAGTCGATCCAATGGCTGCTGGCTGATATCAAGGCCGCGGTGAACGCGGACTTCCAACTCTCCGGGCAGGCGGTCTACATCGACCTCGTGGGCGAAGACCTGCCCGAGATCATCGACTCGAACATCGCAGTGGGATCGGTTTCGCTGCGAGTTGCCTATCGGCACGATTTCCTCAACCCCACCAACTAGGAAGGACTCCATGCCTCTTTTGAGCAAACGGCGTCAGGTCGTCGCGGTCGAGGAGATCGTCGGCGGCACCCTCGCCTCTGGACTGACCACGGCTGCGAACGCCGGCTTCGTTCTGACCGATGCGTCTGCGACCCTCGACATCGAGGCCGTTGAGCGCAACATCCTCCGCGAGTCTTTGACTCCGGTGAAGAGCAGCCCGGGCCAGCAGGCCGCGGGCCTGACCCTGACCACCGAGATCGCTGGCACGAGCGGCGGTGCCTACGGCGACGGCGCTCCTCTTTGGGGCCGTCTGCTTGAGGGCTGCGGGATGCGTCAGGCCGGCTTCCAGAGCGTTGCGATCGGCGCGATCTCGGGTGGTCCTTTCCAACACGGCGAGCTGCTGGACTGTGCCACTGCTGGCACTGGCGCTGCTCGTGTCGTCATGGATACCCACAACGGCGCGACGACCATCCTGGTTGAGCGTGTCGGCGCTACTTCGATTACCAGCGGAGAGCTCCTGACTGGTCAGAGCTCGGGCGCTACCGCGACGAGCTCCGGTGCAGCGGCCAACGCAGGCTTCTTCTGGTCGCCTGTTTCCAATGTCGTGAAGACGATGACCGGAGCCATCACTTCGGGAACCGTCTACAAGGGTTCGCTGATCGAAGGCGATACCAGTGGATCTCGCGCTGTCGTCGCCGAGGACTTCACGACGAGCGGGCCGCTTCGATTCTACCCCGTTCGCGGCGGTGCCTTTACCGGCGGCGAAACGCTGACCATCATCTATGAGCCGACGGCTGGTTCCGCCGCTGGCTTTACAGTTAACGCGACGAGCAACGAGTCGTTCTTCGAGTTCCCTAGCCTCTCGATGCGCTTCATCGAGGACGGGCAGGCCATCACGGTCGCCGGCGCTCGTGGCTCCGTGAGCTTCAACTTCGAGGTCAACCGTCCGGTGACGGCGAGCTTCACCTTCCGTGGTTCGCTGAACAGCACCGACGACCAGGCGCTGATCTCTGGCGTGTCGGCTGACGCTCCTGCCTCGCCCCCGATCTGGCAGGGCAGCGCGATCGGCTACTCCGGCAACGAGACTTCCGGCCTCGCGGATCTCGCCGATGAGCTTGAGCCCTGCCTGACGGCGCTGTCTCTCGACCTCGGCGTCACGCTGTCCGATCGTCGCTGCGCTGCGGCTTCGACCGGACTCGAGGAGGTGCTCGGCACCGCTCGCGCCGGCACCGGCTCGATGGACCCGGAGGTCACGCTCGAGGCCGACATCCCGTGGCTGTCGTACCTCAAGAACGGCACGACGACCCGCCTCCGGGTGCCCGTCGGCTCGAGCGACGGCAACCGCTTCACCTTCTTCATGCCTGGCATCCAGTTCACCGGGCAGAGCTACGGTGATCGGGACGGCATCGCGACCTACGACCTGCCGTTCAACCTGACCGGCGGCTATCACCACAATGTCGCCGGCTCCGGTACGCAGCTCGATGTGTACGGCGGCGACAACGAGTTGGTGCTGCTCTACCATGTGAGCTGATGACCTAGGGCGCGGCGGGGCACTGGGCTCCGTCGCGCCTTCACCCTGACTGCAAGGAGACGAACCATGCTGGCAATCACACCCCGCGGCGAGTGGAACTACATCGCCGAGTCCGACCGCGAGACGGACAACCCGACGGTCTTCAAGCTGCGCGACCTCAAGCAGCGCGAGCGCATGACCCTCTTCGACGAGGGCAAGGGCTTCGGGTCCAAGGCATTCGACATCGTGAAGACCGCGCTGATCGGCGTGGACAACCTGCTCGATGGCGACGGCAAGTCGGTGCCCTTCAAGAAGGACGCATCGGGCAAGGCTGACGACGAGTTCCTCGAGCGGATCCCGTGGCAGATCATCCTCGAGATCGCTGGCGCTGTCGTGCGTGGCGGCGAGCTCGAGGACGACGAAGTGGAAAAGTCCGAGCCGTCGCCCGAGGTCTAGCAGAGCAGGACCTACCAAGGTGCCCGGAGACTTGTGGAGGCATGACCGCGAACCCCGAACTCCTCGACCGCGACAAGCGCAGCGTCCGGCTCCGTATGGGCTGCGACGCTGATTGTCCTGAGGGGGCGGAGCAGTACGCGATCACCTGCACGAGGTGCGACGGCTCAGGCACCGACCCTGAGACTGGCGGCAAGTGTGAACGCTGCGGGGAGGGCCGCTACATCGGCTACATCCCGCAGCGTCGCTGCCCGAGGTCCCAGATGACGCCGGCGATCTCGATGGCGCTCGATGCGCTGTCCTGGGTCCGTCGAGGCGTACTCCCGGAAGACGGCGGCATGATGAACCAGAGCCCGTCGTTCCTCCAGTTCGTCTCGACCTTCGAGGGCGAGATCCACCGCGTCGAGGCCGAGCGCCAGGAGCAGGAGAGGCTCAAGGCGATGCGGTCGAAGAAGAGGTAGCACATGGCGATCCAGGCGAACGAGATCACGGTCAGGCTGACCGTCCAGGACGATGCGACGAGGCCGCTGAACCGCACTCAGCGCGAGCTCGACGAGACTGGGCGCGAGGGCCGCGAGGCGTTCGTCAAGATCCAGGTCGCTGCCGACCGAGCTGGCCGCGAGCTCAAGGACTTCGAGTCGAAGTCGAACCGGACCCGGATCAGCATCGCGAAGCTGGCGACGGGCATCATCGGTGTCGCTGCTGCGTTCGAGGGCATCCGCCGCACGGTCGGAACCGGGCTCGGGTTCATTCAGGCTGCGTCGGAGTTTGAGGAGGCTGCTGCGAAGTTCGGCGTGGTCTTCGGCGACGAGGCGGTGCGTGTCGCGGAGGACTTCGAGAACCTGAGCAGCGTCGTCCGGCGCAGCCAGGTCGAGCTCGTGACTGCGGCCTCGAGCTTCCAGGACCTCTTCGTGCCGATGGGCCTGAGCCGCGAGGCGGCTGCGGATCTCAGCACCGAGATGGTGAAGCTTGCGGTCGATGTCGCCAGCTTCAACAACGCGCAGGATGTCGATGTGATCCGCAACTTCCAGTCTGCCCTGGTGGGCGAGACGGAGGCGGTGCGGAAGTACGGGGTCCTGCTCGACGAGGCGCGGCTCAAGCAGCTCGCCTATCAGAACGGGATCGCAGACGCCGGCGCGGAGTTGACCCAGCAGCAGAAGGTCCTGACCCGGATCCTCGCGCTGTATGCCGACACGACGGACGCTCAGGGCGACGCGGCCCGGACGGCGGACAGCTTCGCCAACACGATCAAGGGCATCCGTGGCGCGGCCAAGGACCTCGAGGTCGTCTTCGGCCAGGAGCTCGTCGCTGCGACGCGGGATGTGCTCGAGGAGCTCGGCGGTGTCGATGGCGTCGTCGAGCTCATCAAGGTCGGCTTCGGCATCACCTCGGAAGTCACGAAGGTCTTCATCCGGGTCCTCGGCGAACTTGCCAAGACGGCCAAGAGCTTTATCGACGGATTCGGTGGGGCCGACAAGCTGATCCGGGCCTTCCGGGGAGAGCTCGAGCAGACGCCTGCTGCGGCCCAAGCCTTCGAGAACGCCTTCCGCCGACTACCAGAAGTCTTCGCCGCATCTGGTAAAGCGATGTTGGCTCTGGCTGGCGTCATCGGTGAGCAGCTGGCGGATGTGCTCTTCGGTGGATTCGGCACGAGCATCGACCGGGTGATCTCGAAGACCATCGCGCAGGTCACGGTCGGAGCCGGCAAGCGTGCGGGTGAGAGCCTGACTGACGCTGCTGCTAGGGCTATCGACGAGGGGGCCGTCAAGACCAACCTCTCTGCGACTCTTCTAGCGAAGGCGATCACGGATCCGCTGAATGAGCTGGATCTCAAGGCCGCTCGCCTGCAACTGGCAAACAGCCTCGGCCTGCTTCCGGAGCTGCTCCAGAACACTCGAGGTGGTATCGCTGAGGAGTTCCGGATCCTCGGAACCGATGCGACCTCGAGCTTCCAGACTGCGATTATCGACTTCGGTAATACAGCGCCCGAGGCGCTGGATATTGCCTTCCGCTCTATTGCGGATCGCGTCGATGATAACGACCTCGAGAAGGCCCTCGCTCGCAACCTGCGAAGCATCCGAGCACTCGACAAGGACTTCGCTCAGATCGACGAGATCGCCGGCATCGGTAAGGCCAAGATTGCTCTGGACTCGGCGTTGAGTGATCTACGCTCTTCGCTTGACTCCGCTGCTGGTGAACTCGGCAGCGCGTTCGTCGATGCCGCCGAGCGGATCGAGCTCCGGGCTTCCGATTTCTTCCGAGTGGAGGCGGGCGACTTCGGCATTCTCGATCCGATCCTGGAGAACATCGACCGCGAGCTCGAAGCCTATGACCCTTCGACCGATCCGCTGCTCGCGCTGATCGAGGCGACGAATGATACGGCTGCTCGAGGAGGGCTGCTGGCAGCGATTGCCTCGACACTCGATGATCCCCAGGGCGAGAAGGTCATCGTTAGCAAGGCGACCGAGACAGGCAACAAGTATGTCGTCGCGCTGGTCGAGTCCATCAAGTCGGGGCTAAAGACTCTCGGGACCGAGTTCGCTGATCTGACGGAGGCTCTAGCCTTCGAGCAGATGATCGAGGAGCAGACGGAGAGCGTCACTACACTCAACGCGATTCTGGCCGGCACCTTCGACGAGGCTTCGGCTAAGGTCACGGACTACTACGAGAAGCTGCGCGAGGCGGCTATCGCTCGAGCGGACTCCAGCCGCGAGAGTCAGCAACTGCTGCTCGAAGAGCTCGATCTTCTGGCGAAGCTCGAGGAGCGCGACAAGAAGGCAGCCGAGAACGCGAAGGCCAAGGAGGATGCGATCCGCGCCTTCGGCGAGGCTCTCGGCGACCAGGCCATCGCGGTGCAGCTACAGCTCGGCCTCGAGCAGCAGTTCCAGCAACTTATCGCCGGCCTGTCCCGGAGCTTCGTGGACAGCGAGGCCAGCTTCGCCGACTTCCGCGACGCCTTCCTCCAGGGCATCGCGCAGATGATCGTCCAGGCGCTGATCCTCAAGAGCCTCACGCTGCTCTTCGGTGGAACCGCGTTTGGCAACTTCCTGGGACTCGGCGCACCTGGAGCGGCCAAGGGCGGGGTCTTCACGGGCGTCGGTTCGATGGCTGTCGGAGATGCGCCCGGGGTCACGAAGGGCGACGGCGGCACGAACGGCACCTTCTACTTCGCCAAGGGCGGCGTGATGAAGGGCGAGCGGACGATGAAGGCGCACGCCGACGAGCTCAAGATGTTCGCCAAGGGCGGGCTGCTCGAGGACATCGGCAGCGAGCTCCACGCCTTCGCCAAGGGCGGCATCATGCCGGGCTCGATGGGCCTGCCGATCAAGCAGTACGCGACGGGCGGCGTCGCCCGGACTCCGCAGCTCGCGGTCTTCGGAGAGGGCCGAGGCGCGGAGGCGTTCGTCCCGCTGCCCGATGGAGCTCGGATCCCGGTCAAGATGGAAGGCGGTGCTCAGGAAGTGACCGTCAACCTGTCGGTCCAGAGCCTCGACCCTCGAGGCGCTGCCGATGTGGTGCTGGCGCAGATGCCTCTGATCCGCAAGGAGATCGCCGGTGCGCTGCGTGAGGGATCCGACAGGACGCTGCTCGAGGGCGTCCGAGGAGCGTCGCGCCGATGAACCAGGTCTGGCCCCTCGACGACACCTTCACCGACGGTGCGACCGCCTACGGGACGGGCGTGCGTCGGTATCTGCGGGTGAAGCCCTGGGCCACGACGCTGACGGACTACAACCTCGTGCCAGCCCCGGAGGGCGGCGAGCCGCGTCTGCCGAAATACTCGTTCTTCGGCTACCAATACAGCGGCCCGTCGTTCGGCGCGGCCTTCATGCCCTTCGGTGCGAGCAGTGCTGGCAACGACATCTCGGCCTTCGTCGAGCGCGAGACATACATCGCCGACGGGGAGGTGATGATCCTGCCGGCCCTGTACGAGCAGAGCGGCGTCCTCGACTACGAGGCGTTCCACTGCGTCGGCGTCTGCGGCAGGGTGTCTGGCGGCACGCTCACGACGCCTGGCGGCTCGACGGCGGTCGATGAGTACCACTCGGTGCCCGAAGGCTACTACTTCATGCATGTGAAGAAGGCTAGCGAGGACCCTGCGCTGGTGCTCTACAAGGTCAGCGGCGGATCGGTGACGGTCCTCGAGGACTCTCCGCTGTCGGACTTCGAGACATTCCGGCCCGGGGTTCCGGACGCCGGCCAGCCGCGCCGGATGCGGATGGTCATCACGGGCTCAAGCCCGACGCGGATCCGGTGCTACCGGAAGATCGTGAACTCCGGCCCGGTGCTGGTGGGCCAGAGCTTCGAAGAGACGCTGGTCTTCGACCACTCGGACTCGAGCTCTCCGATCACCGCGGCGGGCCGCTGGGGCGCTGTCGGTGCTGCTCCCTACGAGTACGCGAACCTGAGCGGCCAGACGACCCAGGTCGTGACCCAACTCAAGTCGCTGCGGATCCGAGACGCTGCCGGCTCGACGCTCTACCTCCGCGAGCTCTGGAAGCGCGGCCTGTTCGGCGCTCCGCTCCAGAATGTCCACACGGACGAGGACACGAACACGACGGTCTGGTCCTCGAGCCTCGACAGCCGGACGCTCGCTGCCGCCTACACCGGCGACATGATGGGCTGCGACAGCTTCGCCGGGACCGCGCATCGCGGGCACCTCCTTGCTGATTCGGGCAACGACCGCCTGGTGCTCGGGATCGACCCGACCGGGGTCTACGGCGGCACCCAGCAGAGGTACGGCTGGTACTTCTCCCAGTGCCCGGCGAGCTCGCCGCAGCAGCACAAGAAGGTCACGGCGACCTTCCTGAGCACCGCCACCGCGCCCCGTGAGACACGAGCCCTTGGAATGCACCTGAGAGGCTCTGTGGCGACCTTGGCGCGTCTGCACGGCTCGACCTCCGAGTCCACGATCGAGAGCCGCTACAGGGCCGGATACAGGGCCTACATCGAATACGAGCATGTCGGGGGCACGACCGACACCTTCCGGCTCAAGGTCTACCACCACAACGGCAGCACGGCGA